GCTGAAGCCATAATGTTTTTTGCTTCTGAGATCGTTTTTATTTTTTGCCCAGGACTAATCACAATGTTAGGATTAATCGAGGCAAAGTTTTTTAACACATCAAGTGTTTCATCAGATATATTCATTATCCTTCCTCTTTATTGGCCAAGCGGTCATCATGAACACTTAGCATTATTATTGCATAATGGAGTACTTTCATTAGATCAGCTCTATTGTACCCATTCTTTTTTCCGTATCTTTGCGCATACTTAAGTATGTTTCCAATACAAAAACCTTCACCATGCCCACAATCCACAATAAATTCAGTTGATTGAAATTTATTTTTCGAATAGTGACCATCATATGTTTTGTTAATATATTCGGTAAGCTCTTTGCAGAGCTCACCTTCATTAAATTTGTAATCTATCAATATAAGTCCTCCTCATTGTCTGAGACTTCATCGACTTCTGGAGTTAAATCAACTCCGGAATCAACTTTTGTGTAAAGATCTAAGAAAGCTTCTTTAGTATCATCATCAAATCTAGCAATACATAGGTTGATTGCTTTCATTCTATCAGTAAAGATAGAGTATGTTTGAACAATGTGGCAAAGCCTTCTAGTTGAAATAACCTCATCAACACCATCATCAAAGAAAGTCTTTCTGATAATGTCAGCCCAATCGATAAGCTTATCAGTAAATTCTGAAACATCTGAATTGATGTCCATTCCAAATTTTTCGAAATGCTTAAGCACAATCTTCTTTTCAACTGACTGAGAAGGATAGTTTTGATCAATTGATATAGTAAACCTTTCAAGGAAAGCTTCATCAATAATTGAAGCAGCAGTAAACCTACCGTCTTCAGAACCTTTGCCTTTAGTATTGGCAGTAGCTATGATGTTAAATCCTGGTGCAGGTTCTACAACTTCTCCAGTCTTTTTAACAAGTACTGGCTTACCTTCAAGGATTCCCTGAAGACACATAATTTTATTTGTAGCTCTATCAACTTCATCAAGAAGAAGAATTGCGCCATTTTCCATAGCTTTAAGAACTGGACCTTTGGAGAATACTGTCTCTCCATTTACTAGTCTGAATCCACCAATCAAATCATCCTCATCAGTTTCAGGATTGATTTGAACTCTTATGAATTCTTTACCAAGCTTAGCACAAGCTTGTTCAACCATAAATGTTTTACCATTTCCTGATAGACCAGAAATATAGATAGGATAGAACATTTCAGATTGAAGAACTTTTTTCACATCTGAAAATGGACCCCATGCAACAAATGTTGGATCAACTTTAGCAAAAGTCTTTTCACTATTTACTACAGATTGTGGAGCCATTGCTACAACGTTATTAGCAACTGGTTGCGTTACAATAGTTTCCACTGGTTGAATCATTTGAGATAAATCATAAGTACCTCTACGGATTTTTGTAGCGGTATTAAAGATTGGATTCCAGTCTTTGCCGGTATATCCAAGTGATTGAGCAGCATCTTTAACTTCTGCTGTTCTAAATTCCGATTTGCCCGGAAACCTTGTGGCTAATTCCTCAAGGATTTTTTGACTTGATATTTTCAATTCATTCATAATATAGACTCCTTATCTAATTCAATTTAATATATGTATATTCTATCACAGTTTTCAGTAAATGTAAAGGCTTTTTTTCACTTTTTTTCATTTATTTTCACTTTTTTGCACCATAAAGTGGTATATGTATACACTTTATTGCACCTTTAATTAAAGGCTACCTTTAATAATATACATGGTGCGCCAGCGTCACTTTCTACAGCGATGCAAGGGGTTAACCTTGCCATATTCACGCTGTGTCCCATTATGCTACTACTCCACCTAATTGTTTCATCAATACCTTATTGTTTCTTTTATTCTTTGAGTACTTCTTAAAAGTATTCCTAATTTGAGCAGTACTCATATTGTCAGTTTCATGATCAGCAAAATCTTCTGATGCAGCATCTAATTTTTTGCCTGGCTTTAACATAAAGAACTTATCGTATCCAAGAGTGTTATTTACTACAGCAACTTTATTTTTATTATATTGCTTATTCATATCTTTGTAGAATGGGCTATCACTATCAATCCACTCTTCGCCATTGATTTGACATAGTTTAGTTTTCCAATCTCTAATATCTTGAGCAATAAAGAATCCAAGAGAAGTAACACCATATCTTGTTTTTAGACTATCTAATAAATTAGTTGTAGCACCAATTCTTCTACCATTGATTTTAATTTTTTTGCCATCAATAATAGCATTCATCTTACCTTCATAAGTTCCAGTAATATCTGCATGATGATTAGCCAATTTACGATCTCTTACTACTTGTAGGTTTTGTGAATCACCATCTGAAAGAATGACAAGATTCATTTTTTCTATAGAATGTCTTCGAGTAAATTGCTTAACTAAGTGGTGTGTAGTAACCAAAGCCGCATTTAATGGAGTACCACCAAAATCTTCTTCAGAACAAATAATAGCATCATCACTATACCAATTGTCATAGTCATAACTATATCTCTGAGCTGATGTTAATTTTCTCATATACAAATGTTGCAATGCTTCTTCATAGTGAGCTTTACTTAGTGATGAAGATATAAGTTGTGGCATTGACATATCATCAAAGTCCAACTCACCATCTTTTCTTGTATACTCTTTGTTTAAATCTCTATCTCTCCACATTGTAGTAAATGCGTACACATCAAATGGAATATTAATTGCTTTACAAAAGGTAACTAAATGAATTAACTGATCTAAAACCTGTGGTAATGTAGAAGCCATTGAACCAGAATAGTCAATAAGCATAATCATACCATGATTTTTAGCATCAGCAAGATGAGTTACTCTTTTAAAGATATCATCATGAGTCTTATATTGATGTAACGAATTTGTATCTAATACACCAGTTTTTGCTGAAGAAGCTCTTTGCCATTGATGAGCTGCTTTCTTCATTTCAAATTCTTTAACAGCAACATTAACAGATTTTTTAACACTTTTCATATATGTGGTGTAATCATCTAGTATAGTTGCATGTTGTTCTTTAACATAATCTTCTTGCCTAGCCCATTTTTCAGCTCTTTTTATTCTTAATTCAGAGTATGGAGTAGTTGTTGTTTGAATAGTTTTATTGCCTCTATCTCTTGCAACAATTGTTTGTTCGCCATACTGATTAGTATCTAACAATCTTTGTTCAGAATCTCTAAATAAAACATCTGTAACTGAAACATCTGCATCTTGTTTTTCTGGATTTTTACCAGCTTTTATTGAGGCTGTGGCTTCAGAATCGTCTTTTTCGTTTTTATCAGGACTGGAATTTCCTTCTTGGTCTTTGGATTCATTGCTGTTGTTCTCTTCAGTTTCCTCTGATGAGTCCTCTTGGTCACCGTTTTCTCCTTTTGGTTCTTGGTCTTCATGATCATCATGACCTTGTGGAAAATCAGAGGAAGATGATTCGACATCTTCTTGGCTTGAGCTCTCAGTCTCATCCGTGGAGCTTGAACTTTCATCCTCCTCTGGTTTTTGAATTAGCTCAGGTGTATTATCCTGAGTGTATGCTAAAATTTCTTTTACAACTTCCAACACTTCAGCAAAAGTTTCAGTGTTCATAGTTTTATTAAATAAGGTAGCTTCTTCTGTATTAAAAGGAACTTCTATAAGATTATTGAGTTTAGCTTTTACATTAATCTTATCAATAAGCTTGATTTGATTCCAATCTGGATTTGAGATATCTCCAAAAAATTCTTCATTTGATAATACTTTGTAGCCTCTTGCCATTGGTCCAACAAGACCAGGATATGCTCTACGAATCATTTTTTCGATTCTAGCATCTTCAACAACGTTGATATAAGACCTAGGGCAACCTTCTAATTTTTCAGGAGTATCATGCCAGCCTTCGTAAGGTGTATATAAAGCATGACCAACTTCATGTCCAACTAAAAGATCATGAACATCTTTACCCATATCTTTCCATAAAGGTAATCCTAAGGTTCTTGATTGAATATCAAACCAAGCAGTATTGTAGTTACCATATTGAACTTCAATATTCTCCTTAGCTAGTAGTTTGGCGACTGTGGTATTGTGCATAATTAACTCCTTATTTAATTATTTAATATGTATATTCTAACACAGTTTTGCCGAAAAGTAAAGGCTTTTTTTCATTTTTTTTCACTTTTTTTCATTTATTTGCCATTATTTTACGATTTATGGCGTTTGTAGCACATTTTGGGCATAAAGTCTTATTGTATATAAAGGCAAAATGCATTACTGGACCAGTATATTTACAATTTTTTACGCTACATTTTAGGTGATCTTGTTTCATATCACTATTTATTAGATTGGCGTCCTCGGCAGGACTCGAACCTGCAACCCTCGGCTTAGAAGGCCGATGTTCTATCCAGTTGAACTACGAGGACAAAGACTATTTTATTTTACTAAAGTTTCTATCCTTGTAGAATTCGATTTTGGATCTAAATTTATTTTCTAGTACATCACCTTTATGAGATATAATAAAGACATTCGAATCATCATCCAAAGTACTGAGAATTTTAGTTAGGTTTTCAACACCATCTACATCTAGACTTGAATCAAAAGTTTCATCTAATATGAGTAGATTAGTTGCTGCTGAGTTTTTCATTTTGGCTATTTGACGCCAAGTAAACAATAGAGACAAATCAATCCTTTGTTTCTCTCCCTCTGAGAAGGATGCATAATTAAAAGTGTCTCTATGTCTTGATCTTATTGTTTCATTAAAGTTTTCATCTAAATGAAATGCTACGAAGAAATCTAATACTTGTAAGTATTGATTGATAAACCTATTCATTACCGGTAAATATTGTTTAACGACCTTGGTTTTTATGCCTGTATCTTTTAACATCTCGCCTATAACTTCATTATAAGTTCTTTCTTCTACATGTTGTAGCTTTCTTTCAGTTTCGCTGTCTTTTTGATTTCTTAACTTGTTAAGTTCTTTCTTGGCTTGTTTAATATCTCCAGATTGGCCAGATAAAGAATTAATTTCTTTTTGAATTTTATCAACTTCTGTTTGTAATAAGCTAATTTGATCATTATTTGAATTAATTTTATTTTGGCGTTCTCTTAGCTTCTCTATACTTTGATTAATAGATTTAGTGGTTGTATTCAACACACTTAATTTTCTATCTAAGTCTTCTTTTTCTTGCTGTATAGATACTGCATCTGTTTTAATTGATTCAATCTTTGTTGTCTTCTTCGATTCCTCGATTGGTTGGTCGCACGTTGGGCATTGATCATTTTCTTCATAGAATTTAGCTTCCTGGACTAGTGATTTAATTTTAGTATTAAGTTGTTGATCATGAGATTTATAACTAGAAATTTGATCTAGTTGTTTCTCATAATTAGTTTGTTCAGACTTTAAAGATGCTGCTAAATTAGTACCCAGCTTTTTAGACTCTGAAAATATTTCTTTAATTCGACCCGAATGTTCTTGAACTGAGGCTTCTTTCTTTTCTATTTGATCTTTATTTATAGCATTCAAATCTTTGATATACTTTTCTTGCCCTACCATTTTAGTTTTTACAAGGTCAAGGTTATGGTCTATATCAACTAGATTGTTTCTAATAGTGGCATTTCTTTCCTTTAAAATTTGATTCATCTTAGAAAAGACATTAATATCTAATAGATCTTCGATGACTTCTCTACGAGACCAAGCTGGTAATTGCATAAATGGAATAAACGAACTAGAGCCAAGCACTACAATTTGGTGAAAGGATTTATGATTTAATTTTAAAATATTTTGCTCTAAAAACTTTTGATGATCTCTAGCATTTGATGCTTGATTGATTTGTCTACCATTCTGCCATATTTCAAACTTACCTGGTTTAATAGCTCTTACAACCTTAAATTTTTGGCCACCTATTTCAAATTGTACTTCAACTACGGTTTGTTTTTTATTGATTGAATTAATTAACTGATCTTTCTTAATATCTCGATGAGCTTTACCAAAGAGACCAAAAGAAAGAGCATCTAATAAAGTTGATTTGCCTGCTCCATTTTGTCCTACGATTAATGTTGATGGGGTTCTATCTAATTGAATTTCAATAAAATCATTTCCAGTGGAAAGAAAATTTTTCCACCTCACAGATTTAAAATGTATCATACTACCTCTAAGTTTTGAGCTTCAGTATATAGCTCTCTTAATTTCACCTTAATATGTTCTTTATCTAGATCAGTATCGACAGCTTCGACATAGGAATCTAACATTTCCGTTGTATCTTCTAAAGAAACTTTTTCATCTTCTACGCTTTCACCAAGAAACTCTTCAAAGTTTTCAGCGATTTTAAGCTCATAGGTTTCTATAGATTGTAGTTTATCTATAAACCTATCAAACATGTAAAGGTCAGTTTTGTTTAATACAATGATCTTTACAAATTTCTTTTCAAACTCACTTATATCTATATTACTATAATCATGTGCTTTATCGTCATAGACAAACTTTTTAAATATAGTAAGTGGATTCCGAACTGGAGTTAATGTTCTTGTTTCAGTATCTAATATATGGAAGTATTTTGGATCATCTACATCAGCCCAAGTAAATTCCATTTGTGAACCAAGATAATGAATGTTATCTCTACTCGATTTGGTATGAAAATGACCAGACAATACCATATCAAATCTTTCAAATATATCAGCATTCATACCATGTGGATTAGGCATCCCTGCCATCATGTCAAATCCTTTTAACTCCAAATGAGCACCAAGAATATCAGCTTTACAATTTAAAGCAAAATCAGTATATTCTTTATAGTTTGAATTATTAATCCATGGTATAACTGCAACTCCTAAACCATCATAATCCAAGACCGTTGGTTTCATAACAATATTAATGTTAGAAGTAAAATAACCTAGCAGTTCTTTGAGGCTACAAAGTTCGTTGGTGTTTTTAAAGTACACATCATGATTTCCGGGTATAATATCCATGGTAATCCCTGCATCACGCATAGGCTCAAGAAAATGCTTACGATTAGCGTTAAGCGCTTTAAAGTTAACGAATTTCCTGTGCTCATAATAATCTCCTAAGTGCAGGATGTTTTTGATATTGTGTTCCTTTAAATATGGAAAAAATGTTTCTTCATAGAATCTAGCTTGATAATCTAAAAAAATATCACTAGAATTTCTGACACCACAATGAGTGTCGTTTAATATAGCTACTTTCATATCATAAATAGCTCAAGTTTTTTTAACTTAGCTTTTTCTTCCTTAGCGAATTCTTTAATTGCTTTATCAGTATCTCTTACTTTACTAATTCTTTGTCTAAGAGTATCAACATATTGCATGGTTTGTTCTGCACCATCTGAATCCATACCCATTTGAACAAAATCTTCAATACCCATTTTTTCAATAAATTTAAACTTAATATCTTGTTGCCTTTTTTCTTTTGCAATTCTTCGTATAAAGGCAAAGTAACAAATTTGAGTAAAATATGAAAAGGCATTAGGTTTACCAGTTCTTGTTGCAGTTTCGATCTTATAGTTATTAATTGCACGTAGACAATTTTCTACAGCATCCATAACCATTTCTTCCCTATAAGTATACCTCACAAAATTTGGCCTTCGGCTCAAACCTTCGGATATTTTGAGAAAACAGGTGGCTATATAATTGGTTACCTTTGGAACTTCCTTTTCAGCTTCCTTTGCTTCGTTACATTTTGTAACATATTCTACAACCGCCAAAGAAAAATCCTTGTTGTTGATATAGTGCGGTTTTTTGGTCTTTTCTTGATTTGTCATGATTATTCTCCATAATGTTCTATTATAACATATTTTCACTTAAAAGTAAACAGTTTTTTTATTGAAAATAATGAAAAAAGTCCTTTACATTTCGTCAAAACTGTGATATAATAATATAGTCAACCGGGGAGGTTAGAGGTATACTAATTAATGTATCGTCTTTATTTCGTTATATTCTTCAGATGTTAGTTCAGCATCCATTTCCTCAGCAAGCTCTTCCATTAAATCGTCTGCAGATCTAAGCTTGGTAGTAGGTCGAGGTCTCATTCCTTCTTTTGCTAATTTAATATATTCTTCTTTAATATCTTCATCTATCTCTACATGATATATTATTTTTCCTTGATGAAGTTTAAAGAGTTTTTGTGAAGAGAATGGAAACCATGGAACAAAATAGAATCCACCAATCATACCATGATTAATCTTAAATGGTCTTTCTATTATGTAAGCTCCTGATTCAGTTTTCTCGCTCACAAGAGCGATAATCTCTTCCCCATTAAGTAATTTGAATTGTCTTATATTTAAACTAGTCATATTATATATTTATATCATAAACCTTGAACTTGAATCGTTCTTTTGAGTATATTTTAATTCTTTCTGCAGCATGGTTTAAAGTGTAGTTTTTATTACTCTTCCAATGTAAATCATCTGCAATATCATATACCTTAGTATTTATATCATCTCCAGATAGCCTTAATCCACGTCCTATAGATTGCAACACACGGATTTGAGACTTAGATGGACTAGCAAAGATAATATTGTGAAGGCGCTTAATATTAATACCAGTTGAAAATGTACCCAGACTCGCGACGATAATAGCATCGTTTTGCTCTTCTGTAATTGCTCTAATATTTTCTCTATCATCTACTTTTGTTTCTCCAGAAACGTAAAATAATTTTCTATCTTTATCAATTTTAGTACTTAACAGATCATGTAATGGTTTACCATGCTTTTCAACATAATTAAAAAGTACTAATGTATTACCTTTTTGATCTAAAGCTAAATTACTTATAAAGGTATTTCGTGGTCCATACTGTACAATAAAATCGATTTCTTCTTGATACTTTAATTTGGAAACAATTTTACAATATTCTTCTTGATATTTAAGTAGTAATATAGATATATCCATCTGAGCTAATGAGCCTTTATCCATTAACTCTTTGGATGTAGTAACTCTATAAACTGGTCCAAATAATCCTTCTAAAACTAACTGATGAGTTTGTGTTCCATCCAAGGTTCCAGTAGTACCCATTTTAAATGCAGCATTAATACATTTTTCCATAATAGAAGTTAATGATTTGGCTTTAAACTGGTGTGCTTCATCACCTATTACCATACCATATTCTGTAAACCAATCTGCAGGAAATTTATGAATTGATTGCCAAGTGCTAATAATAACTCTTTGTGGTATATTAAATCTCTCTTTACCAGAATATATTCTATGGCATTCTTCATTAGCATTCCATAAATCATCTAGCTTAGAATAGTCATCAAAATCACTATACATTTGCTCAACTAAAGAAGTGGTTGGAACAATAATTAATACCTTACCTTCAAAGTATTGTAAGAAATATCTGATTGCCATATATATGATTAAACTCTTACCTGATGCGGTAGGGCTTAATAATAGGGTTTTTCCATCTGCAATAGTGCGCGAGAGTGCATCGATTTGATAGTCCCTGGGTATTATACCTACTCCGTTCACGCTAGGGCCCAATTTGGCAATAAAGCCCTCTAAATCAATCTTTTCTGTAATATGTGAGTCACTTAAACCATTGATATAGTGCTCTTTTATCTGATAGCCTCTTTCCTCACAGAATTGCATTAGATATTTGACAAGACCACAATATAGGGTTTTATCCCTCATATTAAATAATCTAATCTTTCCATCCCACATTCTATTGCGATATGCCGGCATGAATTTATATCCTGGCACATAAAAGCAAAAATGCTCAGATAGCTCTTGACCGGTACTAGCTTCGCAGTCTATTTTTATAAAAGTTTCATTGATTTTGGTATATGTTATAGTTTCCATTCTATAATTTCTTTCAACCTTGTAAAAGTACTATTAACATCATGACATAAATATTTATTTATATACCAATGAATAAAGCTATCTGCATCATCTTTATCATGCCAAGACAAGTCATTTACTATCACATCTAATTGAGTTAATGTCTGTAAATTTTTTGTAACCCAATGATACTCAGGCCAGCCATAAGATATGACTGGAACACTATGCATTAAACATTCAATACCAGCAGTACTGTTTTCTAAAATAGCTACTCTTGTCTTTGGTAGAAAATCGTGTATAGATTCATATTCTGTTCGAACATCTATACCATCTTGAATCCATTTATCTACTTTATCTTTGACCTTACCCTTTATCTTCATTCGAGTTGATGGATGTAATTTAACTATCAGATTTTCATCTTTTAAATAATCAACAATCATACTTAACTTTTTAAAGTGATCGCCAAATCCAAAACCATTTACAGTTTCATCTGTAGGTACTTGTCCAATAATTAATATATGATCATCAGCTATATCTTTAGCTTTCTTCCATTTTAACAAAATGGAATCATCCCACTTAGTAGTCTTTTGATCAATTAAATTTTGTACATATTTGTATTCTTCTTCTGTAGGTTTTTCTAGAAAATGGTGTTTACCACCCATCCAATTATCAAATGCTAAGCTTGAACTATTAGCGTATCCAATAGTATCTAAAGCAAAATGTTTTGAAGTTGGAGCTGTTGGTTTGAATATAATATTTTTCTCAGTAGAAACTTCAGATTGATAACAGTGATTATAGATATTAATTTCTGGATTGTCACCTTCTACATGACCAAGCAAATTCATAGCTTCTCGAATTATAGCTTCGAATTTAGTAAAATTATCAAATCTATATTGATGAATTTTATATTCCACTAGTAAACTTTCTCCACTCAATCATATTTTTAATATTTTGATGTCGCCATTTAATGTTATCTAATATTTCTTTAAGTGTATTAACTACTTCTCCGTTATAAGCCATTTTTCTTTGATGATCTTGTATGACTTCGTCTGCGTCATACCATTTATCTAAGTCACCTTTTAAAACAGTTAATCCATCCAATGGATCATATTCCCAACCTTTTTGGTCGATTTCCTCTTGGCTCAATTTACCATTATAGTGTTTAAATTTATCTCTTAAGATTACTTTGAATTTTAACTCTAAATCCTTTTGCTTGATTTTAGCAACAGAATATAAGTCTAGATATTTTGAGTGTAATTTAGCAGAATCTCTAGATGCTTCATCCAATTGAACTTCGTCAATCTCTGCATCTTTTTTCCACATTTCTAATATTGATTCTAAATTCATAATATATTTTCTCCGGGCATATAGTTATATATTATAACACAGAATGCGCCAAAAGTAAAGGAGTTTATTCAAACTCAAATGATGTATATTTAAACGTTACGTCCGCTTGTAAGTATTCAACTTCAGAAGATTGAGAATTGAATTCAACAGCAGTTAAACTTGTTGGAAAGACATCCTTAAATCTGATAGATTTATTTAAGTTATTATGAGAAGACATTATCATAAGAGTAGCATCAAATTTAAATTGATTTTCTGTACCACCAGTAGTAACAATATCATGTAACCAATTAAAGATTTCAATATAGTTTTCCATATTTTCAGTAACGTTAAACCTAATTGCTAGATCTTCAAAAGATAATCGATCACCAGTCATAGAAAGATTTAATCCTCTATAAGGTACTACAGCTTCTGCTAAAGAAATTCCTGGCATAGTAACTTGAGTACAGAAATATTCTGTATTAGCAAAATTTGTTGCATCTAGTTTAAATGTAAATCCAACAGGACTTAAAAAGTTTTTATTCGTCGTCAGTGCCATCTTCTTCCTCTTCTTCGGCTAAACCCCACCAATTCCATCTTCCATCTTCTGGTTTGTCTTTTAATTTGTCATCCATATATCTATTTATAAGGATTCAAATGTTAGGTATAAAAAAAGGGACTCCGAAGAGCCCCTTTTAAAGAATTTAGAATTAACTAAATGGATTAGTCCATCATTTCGTCAACTCTGAAGATTCTGAAGTATGGGTTAGCACGGTCAGTACCAGTACCATCAGCAGCTACAAAAGGATTTGCAACCATTCCATATCTTGTCTTGAATCCGATTCTTGGTTGGAAGTCTTCCTCACCAACGGCTTTAACCATAGTTAAAGGAACGTATGGGCAATAGAAAAGACCAGCGTCATAAGGATTAGCACCTCTATATCCAACGCAGACAAAGTCTACTGTTGCATAAGGATCGATGTAAACCTTAACTCTTCCGTTAAGAACACCAGCAAAAGTATTACCAGTATCATCAACGTTCAAGTTAGTTGACAACGCAGCAGAGTAATCCATCATGCCTGAAGCAGCCAAAGCTGAAGCAACGTCAGAAGAAACGATTACATAGTTACCTTTTCCTCTTCTTGTTTCTTTAGCAATAACATTAGCTTCTCTTTCGATTTGCATGATAAGACCTTTGAACTTCTCAGCCATCCATCTACCATCTGAATCAGATGAAAGATTAAACACACCATTAATAGTTGTGTTTGCTTGTTGAGCACCCATTTTAGCTTTAACTAGAACTGTTCTAACAACTTCTCTATTGATTTCCGCAAGGATCTCAGCAGAAAGAATGTTAGCAAGTTCGCCTTCAGCGTCTAGACCATGCACAGCTTTAAGATCTTGTGCAAGTTCCATTGTGTACTCAGCTTTTAGAGCTCTTGACTTAGCAGTCACAGTTGATTTCTCAATTGAGAAAGCCAT